CACTCGGATTTGTGGTTTCCGATGGCGTCCACCGTCACCGTGCTTTCCTGAAAAGTAATTCTCACATTTAAAAGAGATACATTCATCAGAATCCCTCCCGTCTGCTGCCAAAAAGCAGGGAGCGGAGGGTAAGCATCAATGCATGATGGTCGGCATCCTCACGATGCTCATAGAGATATGCCACAGTGTACATAACGGCAGATTTCGCATTTTCACAGGCAAAGAATGCTGTTTCATCGTCCACACGCATAATATCCATGCAGAGCCGTTTTGCCGAAGTGAGCATATATTCTATCAGGCTGTCATCGTCATCAAAGTCTACCCGAAGATACTGCTTCATTTCTTCTACTGTAACCATACGGGCCTCACCTCCATAAAACAGGGATGGAGCAACGAATTGTTACCCCATCCCATTTTTCTTACTCGCTCTTCAGCTTGAGAATCTGCACGGCTTCCGGAAGAATCAGCTTGCCGTCCACACGCTCCTTTGCCACATAACCAATCATGCCGTTGCCTGCGAACAACTCATTCAGTTGCTTGAAGGAACGGGAACCACGGTCACCGATGTTGTAATACTTGTAATCACCGAATGCGATGGCATCCTCCGGTGCAAACGCAGAAGTATGCACCGCATAGCCAAGCACACGATCAGGCTCCCCGACCTGATAGGACGGCTGCCAAATGTAGGCTCCGTTGTTGTCCTTCAGCTTGCGGAGCGAAAGCAGCGTCTTGTCATTCATAATAAACGATGCCGTCTTGCGGTACGGACGCTTGAGGGCATACACAAGATCGAGCATATCATCTGCCTTGATAGCTGCGGTCAGTGTGCCTGCCACCGTGCCGCCGCCTTTCGCTGCAAACAAACCGGTCGGCTTGCCGGAGCCATCACCGTTAAGGAAAGCATCCTCCTCGGCATTTGCCAGAGCCTTGCCAAACTGCGTGATGATATAGTTTTCAAGACCGAATGCATTGTCGTAGAGCAGCTCCTCGGTGACCTTGATTGCCACATGAAGCTTGTGGGCATCCATGAGAATCTGGTCAAAGGTCGCATCGCCAAAGGTCAGCGCACCGCCCTCTTCAATCCAAGATGCGGCAGGCTTGGTGGCGGCAATGTTGATTTTGTGTTCGCCGGAAGTGGTGATACGGGTAGCGAGGGAACGCATGATGTTCTCCTCGTCCAGCACATCAATCAGCCTGCGGTCATACTCCTCCGGCACAAGGTAGCCGCCATCAGCATCTACACCTTCCTGCAGGACATTGGACACGCGCTTGAACCCACTGCGGATAGCATCAAGCATTGCCGTCTTGTACTCATCGGATGCACGACCGGTTTTAACTGCTGCTCCGACAGAGCCGGACGGACGAGAGGTAAGCGGCGTGTTCACCGGCTTGCTGAGTTCCGCCTCCATAGCCGCCATCTGCTCCATACGTTCAATTTCTGCACCATAGCCCTTGATTTTCTGTTCCATCTCGGCATAGGTGGCAGCATCCTCCGCAGAAAGCAGGCCATCCTTGTCACGCTTGCTTTCCACAAAAGCCTTTGCACCCTGCCATGCCTTGTTGCGGGCTTCTCTTAATTCCTGAATCGTCATAATAGATTACCTCCATGATTTCATTAAATTAAGCCGCTCCAGCAAGGAGTCGGCTTTGGTTTTATTGGTGTCGGTTTTCGGCTGGATACGGCATTTTGCCGCCAGCTTGTCCATAAGTGAGTTGGTGACTGCCGCACGGGAAAACATCATGCTGACCTGCGGTACTTCCACATCATCTGTCTCTGCCTTCCGTGTGAGAATCTCATCGGCAAATCCCATCTCCACAGCGGAATGTGCGTCCATCCAAGTTTCTGCATCCATAAGGTGCGAGAGCTTTGCACGGCTCATTCCCGTTTTGATTTCGTAGGCATTGATGATGGACTCTTTGACTTCATCGAGCATTGCAATAGCTTTCTGCATTTCTGCCGTATCACCCATTGCGATAGTTGCAGGATTATGGATCATCATCATAGAAACGGGTGAAACATACACCTTCGTGCCTGCCATAGCGATAACGCTTGCCGCAGATGCCGCAATGCCGTCAATCTTAACGGTTACATTGCCTTTGTAGTCTATGAGCATATTGTAGATCTGTGCCGCCGCCACGCAGTCACCGCCGGGTGAGTTGATCCACACGGTAATGTCACCACTGCCACTGTTCAGTTCTTCTTTGAAAAGCTGTGGTGTGACATCATCGTCAAACCAGCTTTCCTCGGCGATTGTGCCGTTTAGAAACAGTGTCCTCTCCACCAGTTCCGTCTGAGTCTCCTGATTGGTCACCGCTCGGTTCGTCCAATTCCAAAACTTCTTCATTCTGGCTGTCCTCCTTTCCGCTTGCCGCAAAAATTCCTGCATCGGCAAGTTTAGTCATATTTCCGTTTATCAGATATAGGTCACCGCCATCTTCGGCAGGAATGCGGTCTAAATTTTCAAGTTCACGGATGTCGTTTGCACTCATCCATCCGTTCTGCCTTGCCGTGGCATAACCGCTCATACGGCTTGCATAATCGCCGCGGAGCAGACCGTCCACATTGAACTTGATAAAATAAGCGGTCTTTTCGTCCTGTGAAAACAATGCCCTCGCCATCGACTGCTCCCATCGCATAAGCCAAGGTTCAAGCGTGTATTTCACAAATTCGAGGGACTGCTGCTCTATATTTGAAAAGCTCGACTTTTCCAAATCACCGACCATATGAGGCGGCACTCGGAAAATTCGAGCGATTTCATTGATCTGAAATTTCCTTGTTTCCAAGAACTGTGCTTCATTCGGAGAAATAGAGATCGGTGTGTACTTCATTCCTTCTTCCAAAACAGCAATCTTATGAGAGTTGGCACTTCCTCCGAAGCCTTTATTCCAGCTTTCACGCACCTTTTCAGGCTCTTTTACCGTACCCGGATACTCCAGAATACCGCTTGGTGTTGCTCCATTGGCGTAAAATTTACTGCCATATTCCTCTGCGGCAATAGCAAGACCGATGGCGTTTTTCGCCATTGCGATAGGCGAGTATCCAACCAGTCCGTCAAAGCCAAGACCGGGAATATGAAGCACATCATATGGACTAAGTCGTACCGTTCCCGTTTTCAGCGTTTTGGCATCCGATTCCTGCACTTGATATTCGTAGTAGAGCCGCCCCTTCTCGTCACGGTCTACTGTCATACGGTCCGGCATCAGCGGATACAAAGCAACGACTTCACCTTTGCCGTTTCGGATAATCTGCGAGTAGGCATTGCCCCACAGCAAAAGGTGCGTCATGAGCGTTTCCCGAAATACAAACGATGTCATTTCAGGGTTAGGCTCGTCATGGAGCAGAAAATACAGCGGATGATCGGTCGCTTTTTCCTTTCCGCCGGAATCGGTATATCGGTAAAGGTGAAGCGGCAGTCCTGCCACAGCCTCCGATAGAATTCTCACGCATGAATACACCGCCGTCATCTGCATCGCCGACCGCTCATTTACACGCTTGCCGGAAGTGGTATTGCCAAACAAAAAGCGGTATCCACTGCCATTCGTTCTGTCAGTCACAGGATGGTCTCTTGACCGAAAGAGATTTGATAATATTCCCATAGTGTTCACGCTCCTTCCTAAATAAACAAAATGCCACGGTGGTCATACACGCTTTCCGTGGATTGATTGCCGCAGCGAATGGCACGGTCAAGTCCCATAATGGCTGCCACCGCACCATCTATCTTTTCGGTTGATTTCTCTTTGTCAGCTTTAATGTTGCCCGCAGGATCTGAGCGGATATAAATGTTATCCATCATCCAACGCAGAACAGGGTGACCTCCGTGAGCAATTTTCTGTTCCAATGTCAGCTTCATCAGTTCCTTTGTCGGAGGAGACATATCCTTAAAGCCCTGTCCGAACGGCACAACGGTAAAGCCCATGCCCTCAAGATTCTGCACCATCTGTACAGCACCCCAGCGGTCAAAGGCAATCTCTCTGATATTGAATCGCTCTCCAAGCCGTTCGATAAACTTTTCAATATATCCATAGTGAACAACATTGCCCTCTGTGGTTTGCAGATAGCCCTGTCGTTCCCATACATCATAGGGAACATGGTCACGCTTCACACGAAGGTCAAGTGACTCTTCCGGTATCCAGAAGTAGGGCAGAATACAGTATTTATCCTCCTCGTCCAAAGGCGGGAACACCAAGACGAAAGCGGTAATATCCGTAGTGCTTGAAAGGTCAAGACCGCCGTAGCAAATACGTCCCTCCAGATCATCCTCGCTGACAGGAAAAGCACACGCATCCCATTTCTCCATCGGCATCCATCTGACTGACTGCTTTACCCACTGATTGAGGCGCAGCTGTCGGAAGGAATTCTCCTCACCAGGATTCTGCTTTGCCGACTCGCAGGCGGCTTTGACTTTGTCGATACCCACCGTAATACCGAGAGAGGGGTTGGCTTTCTTCCAGACTTTCGGGTCTGTCCAATCCTCGGATTCTTCCGCACCGTAAATAACGGAGTAGAACGTTGGGTCGATTTTCCGTCCGGCTTCGATATCGAGTGCCTTCTGGTGTATCTCATAGCAAATGGAATTCGTATCATTGCCCGCCGTGGTGATAAGGAAATACAGCGGCTGCATTCTGGCATCGCCTGAACCCTGTGTCATAACATCATAAAGTTTTCGATTGGGCTGTGTATGCAGCTCATCGAAGATGACACCGTGAGTATTGAAGCCGTGCTTGTTCGCCACATCTGCTGAAAGTACCTGATAGGTGCTGTTGGTCGGCTTGTAAACCAGCTTCTTTTGCGATTCCAGTATTTTTACACGCTTCATCAAAGCCGGACAGAAACGCACCATATCCACAGCCACATCAAAGACGATTTTCGCCTGATTTCTGTCTGCGGCACAGCCATACACCTCGGCACGTTCCTCGTTATCACCGCAGGTAAGCAGCAGAGCCACCGCAGCAGCAAGTTCAGATTTTCCTTGCTTTTTGGGTATCTCAATATACGCCGTGTTGAATTGGCGGTAGCCGTTCGGCTTGAGGATTCCGAACAGGTCACGGATAATCTGTTCCTGCCAGTCGATTAGTTCAAACGGCTTTCCCGCCCATGTACCTTTGGTATGGCAAAGGCTCTCAATAAATGCCACAGCAAAATCTGCTGTATCTTTGTCGTAGTGGCTGTCTTTAGCTTTGAATTTTGTCGGCTTATATCTTTTCAGTTTTCTCAAAATCTCACCTCTTTTCGGGCATAAAAAATGACCTGCCGATGGCAAGCCGTCAAATCTATCTGTACGAGATACAGAGCCTTTCGGCTCCGTTCCCGGAATATTCTGTTTTGCTTATGCGTTCATCGCCCAAGCGATGGCGTGTCCGTCATCTTCAAATGCGATCTCACTGGCTGCTGCCAGTCCGATGGCACCCTCGCAGGTGGTATCGTCCGTCAAAAACTCGTAAGCCGCTCCGAACCAGCAGGGCTTATTCTGTCCGTTGTAGTAATAGCCCGCCATAATGACCTTATCTCCAAAGGTCAGCACCTTGTTCCACTGGCATTCCAAATCCTCCGGCGTGGTGGGGTTCGGCAGTCTGTATTTTCTCATTGCATCATTGATTGTCATGATCATGTCCTCCGTTTTGTTTGTTTTCCCTTTCGGTACACACATATTCGCTCTAAAAGAGGATAATAGCAAGTCAATTTCGAGGAATATACTACACAAACATCTGTCGGAAATATTGTGTAGATTATGACTGCATGGAGCGATGGATTGTTTCCAAAATCTGCTCCTGTTCCTCCGACTCCACACCAATACTCTCCAGTGCCTCCCGTGTGCCGCAGTCCGGGCAGATAAGAGTTTCATTGTCTACTCTCGAAAGAGCAGGTCTGCCGCTGTAAGGCTTGTGGCACCTTGGGCAGATTCTCATTTCCAAAATATCATCATTCTTCATAGCCATTCCTCCTGCTGATTTCAATCGCATCATAAATGTAGTGTTCGTCAAAGCCAAAGCTGCCATACCCTTCCAGACAAGTTGCTGTGTAATATCCGCTCGGAATTCCAAGCATCCTGTCCTCATGCATGATGTACACGAAGCAGTTTCTCTCACGCACCTTGCCGGAGCGGATGCCCTTAATCGGAAGCACCATCTCTGACTTGTAGTAAAAGGCAGGATAACCCTCGTAGCGGTCGAGAGCGGCTTCATCTTCGGCTGAGACTTCCCATGCTGCCACCGGAACTGTACCGCCGTCTTTCTTCTCGATGGTAAGGTAAGAGCCTGTCTTGCTTCCCTTAAAAAGCAGCTCATAACCCTGAATTTCGGAAGTCCCGATGATTCGTGCCGATGGGCATCTCATCCGCATCTGTCGGATGTTGAGGTTGCTTCCATAGGCGATGTAGTATCTTTTGCTCATTTGCAATCCGTCCTTTCTGAAGGACTTAGGTTAAGCGTCCTTCTACCACCTTAAGACCGCCGAAGCGGTCGTAGGCAGGGCATTTAACCTAAGTCCTTCAAGCGGCAGGTCTTGCCGTGTGGCGGAAGGCTGTGTCTCCGCTGAGTCTCTTGGTAAGCACCTCACGGGCTGTTGCAAATTCCTCGCCAATAAATCCAAGTCTTAAAAGCCAAGTTCTCATGGCGTATTTCGGATTTTCATTCTGCTGTGGCTTTGGGCTTGCGGTTTTCACCGTCTTTGCCATCTGGCTCAGTGCAAGGCAAAGCTGAATGTAACTCTTAAGCTGTCCTGCGTGAAGTCCGTTTCGCTTGCCGTCCGCAGGTGCATCAAATTGGAAAAGTCTGAATTCAACCGTTCCTTTAGTAAAGGTGGCATGGAGGTTAAGCATATGGTAGCGGCTGTCATTGTAATGCTGTGTGCGTCCGCAGTTTGCTCCGTTTGCCGTGTACCAAATGTCTGCCAAAGCTGACATCGAAGTTGGCTTTTTCTTATTGACCTCTTCCAAAAACCGAGGCTCAACCGTTCTGCAATAGCGGTTCATTCTTCCTCTGTCGATGCCAAGGGCATCTGCAAGAAGGCTTTCATGGCTTGCCATAATGTTTGCAAGGTTGCGAAGTGTCTGCGGTGTATGCCCCTTCGCTCCGATGTGGATGTGAACCCCACAGCCTCTTGTAGCATCGCTTTTCGCTCCTGCGTGACGGAGTCTGCGAATCAATTCCTGCAGGGTTTCGATGTCCTCGTAGTGAAGAATCGGGGTTACCAGTTCACACTTCTCACTGTCGGGTCCGCTGATGCTTACATCCCTTTGGAATTTCCACTCGCGGTCTTCGCCGTCCCAAGCACTCCATGTGTAGTAGCCGTTGCGGTATGCCGTGTCCTCATATCTGCCTGTTCCGAAAAAATCGGCGGCAATCTTTGCAGCCGACTTGCGGCTGATGCTGTTCATTTCAACTTCGACCCCAATGGTCTGTTTTTTCATCTCTGCAATCTGGTTTGCAATCTTCTCGTTCATGGTGTAATCCTCCGTTTTGGTTTGGTGTGTTTTCCCTTTCGGTATACACATATTCGCTCTAAAAGAGGATAATAGCAAGTCATTTACCGATAATATACTACACAATATTTTGCGGTATTCATTGTGTATATTACATCTATACCGCTATATATAGTTTTACGGTCAGATATCAATCCTGCGGCACAAGTCCTCATCGTAAACCACGTTCAATCCACTGCCGTTGTCCCATCTGACCATGATAGAAGCCGTATCGTCCACGCCCAGCACTGTGCCTTTTGTGCCGACTGGCGGAGCCTGCACATCATCCATACGCACAAGCTCCACACGACAGCCGGCAGGGTACTGTCTGCGTACCCTTTCCACGATCTCTTTATTCGGAAACTTCACGTTCTGCACCTCCGTTCTTAAATGCCGAAGATCCGGTTAGATTCTTCAGCAGGATTTTTCTGTCTGTCTTGTACTCCGCACCGATGAAGCCCAGCCGCAGGAGAAAGCAGCGAAATGCGTATTTCTCGTTGTCGACTTTCTTCTCCGTCACATTGACCCGTTTGGCTTCCTTTGCCATCATACAGAGCTTCGTGATAAAGTTCGTGTAGGCAAGAGCCTCGTCCGGCTTGACCTCGGAAAACCACGGAAATGCAACTCTGTCCTCCAAAACCTCAATGCGAAGGTCATCCACACCAAGTGCCTTTTTGATAAGGCTGCCTTTTGCTTCCAGAAGTTTGGTGAGGTTGCCGACCGCTACTTTGTCCAACGGAATCTCCACCGTAAGCCCCACAGTTTCGCCCTGTGGCTCGTTTGCTGGCTCTTCGGCTGTTATCTCGGCCGTTTCGTTCCCGGCGATTTCTTTGCCGTTCTGCGGCTCACATTCAAATCCAGCTGCGGCAATTCCCTCAAGCACCTGCTCGACTTCCTCGCTGTCGGCACGGTCATCGAATTCGAGTGTGCCGTCCTTTGTCACCGTGAAGTAGTCGATCTCGTAATTGCAGGTCGGCATGAATTTGTATTCTGCCTTTGCTCCTGTAATATCAGAAATGACTTTGACCAGTTCCTTTCGTCTTGCGCCTGTTACGTTGTACTTTACTTCCATTGTGCTTACCTCCTTGTTATTTGGTGTAGTGTATTAATCACTCTAAACGCTTGAAATAGCAAGGTTTTTCAGCACATTTTGTGTGTAGAATAACAGTCCCTTTATTGGCTCTGTAACCGGGCATAGTACACAATCCCAGCCAGCACAAAGCATACGCACGGAAGTGCCACACCGTTGCCCCACAGCTTATATTCCGCAGAGTCGGAATGTGGGGCTTTCAGCCACTTGATAATTTGGTTATCTGTTTTCGGTTTCGCCTTGCTGCCGACCGCCTTTCTGTGTGTCTCAAACACCTCTCGCCAGAAAGCAACATCCTCCTCGGCAGGCTCGCTGACAGCAAGGTCACTGCACCACCAGTCGGGAAATCCCTGCAATCTCGCACATTCCACAGGGGTAAGTCTGCGGACGATATAGTACGGGTCTTCCGAGATGCACGGAGGGTCTTTATAATCCGAAGCAACCAGCGTGTTTGCGATATCTTCCTCCGCAGTTGTATGGTATGAGTTCTTACTCGTGGAGTAAACCGGGTGAGCCACTGCCGCAGGCCCTTTCGCCACGATGGTCGGCTCAACTTCCTCCCGTATGCAGATATCAAACTGTGCGTTTTGCCCCATGTTATATGTGGCACGGTCAATGCCGTAGGCTTTTTCGCAGACGAAGTTGGATTTCGGATTTCCAAGCTGCTGACTGGAAGGCCCTTTTGGACCGTCATTGGCAGATAATGTCGCAGCCTTTTCGCAAAAAGCTACTGCGTGTCTGTCTGCCGTATTCAGTGTAAAGGAAACATTCTCACTAACACCGCTGCCCTGAGGACCGTTCTTTTCGGCACGACCGATCATAGACCCCTGCACTGCCACAACAGCGATGCCGCCCTGATTGCAGGACGGGTTTCCACCGTTTCCGTCAAGAGTACGGGAAGTATCAGCTTTATAGAATCCGCTGTTTGGATTGTCCGACTGCA